GTAAGGCAAGAACTTGGTTGGAAGCCCCGTACCTACAAGGGCTGGGACGGCAAGTGGTACAGCTACGAAGCAATGGGGCCTATTGCAGACTTCCTTGCACTGACGGCTGACGTAATGGATAACTTCGATACCGTCACCGAAGATGATCTGGCTACAACGATCAACAAGCTTGGTTTCCTGTTGAGTGCAAACCTCACCAACAAGTCCATGCTTGCTGGTATTGAGCCGATGAACGATGTGTTGTCTGGCAACCCTGCAGCTATCAACCGTTGGGCTGCTTCCTTTGCTAGTTCCCTTGCTCCGTTGTCGGGTGCACGTAACGAGCTTGGCCGACTGCTGGCTCCTCAGCTGCGTGAAGTGGACATGGAGTTCACACAACTCCTGCGTAACCGAAATAAATTTACTGATGTCATTGATCCCAACTCGGCTCTTCCTGATGCCCACGACTGGATCGATGGTAAGAAGATTGGCTACCCCGAGAACTTCTTTGTTCGTGCGTTTAATGCCGTAAGTCCAATGAAGGTGTCTGACGATCTCTCCCCTGAGCGTCAGTTCCTGGTGGACATCGAGTACGACTCGCGTCCAAGCTTCATGAAGAACCAAAAGGGTATCCGCTACACCCCTCAAGAACGATCTGAGCTTTACAGCTTGATCGGCAAGCAAGGGTACTTCAAGAAAGAACTGCAACGCATCATGCAAGGCACTGATGCAAAGGCTTGGAAAGACTCCCTTAAAACTGCACGTGGTAACGGATCCCAAACCGATCCTGCTCTTTGGCAGAACCTGTACAAGCAGATCAACGTTGCCTTGGATCGCTCAAAGCGCCTTGCTGAGGTTCAGCTGAGCAACCGTGATGACGTGATGCGTCGTCAGTACCAACAGCTGTACAGCGCGGAAATGCAAAAGCGTGGTGTTGCTCTTCCAATTCTTGAAAACAAATAATCCACCCATTCCCACAACGTACTAGCGTAAATGGCTGTAACTGAAAACACATACACAGGGAATGGTTCAACCACAAACTATTCCTTCATTTTCCCATATCTTGAGGAGACGGACATCAAGGTAAGTCTTGATGGAGTCTTGACAACCGCATACACTCTTGCCAACGCCACAACTGTTTCCTTTACAAGTGCACCTGGCAATGGGGTTGCTATTCGTATCTATCGTGAAACCAATGCGGATACGCCACAGGCAACCTTCTTTACTGGTTCTGCTATTCGTGCCCAGGATCTGAACGACAACTTCAATCAGGTTCTGTACAACACCCAAGAGACTTTTGATAGGCGTCTTGATCGTACTGGCGGCACGATGAGTGGAAACATCGAGTTCGCTGCTGGAAAAGGGATTGTCTTTGAAGGATCCACAAACGATGCCAATGAGGTCACCCTGCTTGGTGGTGACCCTTCGGCTGATCGTACGCTGAATCTTCCCAATGCAAGTGGCACGCTTGTAAGTACTGGTGACGTGGGGACCGTCGCTACCAGCATGATTGCTGATAGTAACGTCACTACCGCTAAAATTGCTGATAGCAATGTAACCACAGCAAAGATTGCCGACAGTGCTGTTACGTCTGCCAAAATTGCAGACGGCACTATCGCTACTGCTGACATTGCCGACGGAGCCGTTACTTCTGCCAAGATTGCTGACGGGACGATTGTCGCTGCTGATATTGCCAGCAATGCAGTTACCACTGCAAAGATCCTCGACGCAAACGTAACCACTGCCAAGATCGCAGATGGCAACGTTACCACTGCCAAGATTGCAGACGGTAATGTCACGACTGCGAAGATCCTTGATGCCAATGTCACGACTGCAAAGATTGCAGACAGCAATGTGACAACGGCAAAGATTGCCGACTCCAACGTCACCACAGCAAAAATCGCTGACAGCAATGTCACTACCGCCAAGATCGCTGATAGCGCGGTTACTGCGGCCAAGATTGCTGATGGTGTGATCTCTACGACGAAGCTGACTGATGGGACGGTGGTCACCAATGCTGAGCACTCAGCTTCGACCCCCAACGACACCAGCTTCTTTACCACCTCTGCTTCTGATGCTCGGTACTTCCGTCAGGACAGCACCGAAACCATCTTCAGTGGTGATACGTGGTCGTCTAGCGACTCCAGGATTGCCTCTACGGCTGCCATCGATGCACGGATCATTGATCTTGTCGATGACGTTGGTGGGTTTGTTCCCATTGCCAACGAGACCAGCTTTCCCCTTACCAACCCGGACATCAACAACCCGGATGGGGCTGGGACGATCATCAGCATCAAGGAGATCAGCACCTCTAGGACTCCATCCTCAGGGATTGTGACCATTGCTAATGGTGCTGGCACCAATACGGTCACCATCAACGGTTGCGGTTCTACAGTGCTTGCAGCTGGCTTTGGGGTGCTTGTAGAGACCACCTCGACGCTTCACACGTACACTTTCCACCGCCTTGTTCCTAAGGCAACGGAAGTAACGACTGTAGCCAGCAGTATTGCTTCAGTTAACACTGTTGCGGCTAATGTTGTTGATGTAAATAACTTTGCTGATCTCTATCAGATCAATGCTAATGCACCCACGGTGCGTGCCGACTCCACACCTCTTCAGCCTGGAGATCTTTGGTTTGATACTCTTTCCGATGTGATTAAAGCATGGGATGGATCTGCATGGCAAGCGATTACGCCTACTCAAGCCAGCCTCAATGACATCGCAATTGTTGCTAACGATCTGGCCACGTTTGATGATCTTGGTCTTGTCAGTGATCCTCTGGTAGCTGGTCAGACCGGGGGCGCATTAGAAACCTGTGGCGACAATATTGCCGACATTAATACTGTTGCAGATCAAATTGCACCAACAAACAACGTTGGAACAGTCGCGGGTATTGCTGCTAATGTTTCTACTGTTGCTGGTATTAGTTCTAACGTCACTACTGTTGCTGGTAACAATGCCAATGTCAGCACAGTTGCTGGCATCAGCGGTAACGTAACCACTGTTGCTGGTGTTGCTCCAGATGTAACTACTGTTGCTGGTCAAATTTCTCCTGTCAACAATATTGGTACAGTTGCTGGAATCAGCGGAAGCGTAAGTACTGTCGCCGGAAACAACAGCAATGTCACAACAGTAGCTGGTATAAGTGGGAGTGTTACTACTGTCGCAGGCATTAGTAGCAATGTATCTACAGTTGCCGGTATCAGCAGCAATGTAACCACGGTTGCGACTAACAACGCCAGCGTCACTTCAGTTGCTGGCTCGATTGCCAATGTTAATACTGTTGCTTCGTCAATTGCTGATGTAAATAGATACGCCCAGGAATACAAAATCAGTAATACCCAGCCCTCAAGCCCAAGTGCTGGAGACCTCTGGTACGACGGTGTTAACAATGTCCTGAAGTTCTATAACGGCACTATCTTTGCTTCTATTTCAGCTGGTATTACCCAGCTTCAAGACGATACATCTCCTGACCTGGGTGGCAATCTCAATGCTGCTGGATTCAACATCAACAGTGTGGGAACAATTGACGGAACAAACCTGACCATTGACTTCGGAACGCTTGTTTAACTATGGCTAAACTTCTTAAACTTCGTCGTGGTACCACCACGCAACACAACACGTTTACCGGAGCCGAAGGTGAGGTTACGGTAGATACTACTAAGGATACTCTTGTTGTCCATGACGGTGCTACTGCAGGCGGCTTTGCTCTGCTTCGTCAAGATGTAAATAACCTGGGTACTGGTGCTATTACCTCCACCCACATTGCTGACGGCACGATCGTCGACGGAGACATCAACGCCTCCGCTGCAATCGCTCACGCAAAACTGGCAAGCATTACGGCTGGCTCGGTCTTGATGGGCAATGCGTCGGCAGTACCAACTGCGACCGCTTTAACCGGCGACGTAACCATCAGCAGCACCGGTGTCACAACCATTTCAGCTGGCGCTGTCGTTACAGCGGACATCGCTGACAGTGCAGTCACCAGCGCCAAGATTGCGGACGGCGCGATTGTCAACGGCGACATCAACGCTTCAGCCGCAATCGCAGATACCAAGCTGGCGACGATCAGCACTGCTGGCAAAGTAAGCAACAGCGCCACCACTGCCACCAGCAGCAACACGGCAAGTGCGATTGTGGCTCGTGATGGCTCTGGCAACTTCAGCGCAGGAACCATTACGGCCTCATTGTCTGGCAACGCAACCACTGCCACTACAGCCACCAACGCTCAGGGTCTGACTGGTGCGCCAAACATTACCGTCAATGCAGTTACCGCAAGTGGTGCAATTAACGCCAACTCTGGGGCTGGTGGTGCCGTCACCATTGCAGGTAATGGAGACCTTCGCATAAATAATGGCACTTGGTCCGGAGAGGCGGCAGGCAAAATTCAACATCACGAGAACTGTCTATATATCCAGGGCGGCAGTGGCGCTTCTTCCATTATTTTCCGTCACAGCGGCGGAGCCAACCGGGCTCAATTTGATGGTAATGGTCATTTTCGTCCTGAGGCAAACAATACCTATGACCTTGGAAGCTCATCCTTTCGCTGGCGCAACATCTATACCAACGACATGAACCTCAGCAATGAGGGAGGTGCCAACGACGTTGACGGCACCTGGGGCTCCTGGACTATTCAGGAGGGCGAGGACGACCTGTTCCTCCTTAACCGCCGTAATGGCAAAAAGTACAAGTTCTCTCTTCAGGAGGTCAACTGATCATGGCAATTTTCTATGGAGACGGCAGCAACTCAAGCGCCGGACGGACTGTTCAGATGATATTTGTGGAGACCGATGCGCTCAACATCACCATGAACGGCACAAATGTCGAGATGGATGTAATTTCCGCCACTATCACGCCGTTGTCCGCATCAAGCAGAATACTGTGTCTCCTTACGACCGGAGGCGGCTGGTCTGGTGATGGCCAAGGAGCTGCCGCTGTTTGGCTAATGAGAAATTCAACCAAATTGGCTAGTGGGCAGACTGGAACAAGCAAAACAGGTCTTACAACTATGAATAACTCTCGCGCTTATTCTCCTGGCGACCAGCAAGGGCAGGCTAATATTATATATGTAGACACACCAAGCACTACTAGCGCAATAACTTATACTGCTCGCATGGGCACTCGCACTGGCAACTCTACAGCATTTGCCGTAAATAGATGCTGGAACTACAGCGGCAACACCCAGGATTTTACAACCACTCATCGCACCACTTTGCAACTATTGGAGATTGCAGCATGACCGCATTTCTAAGCGATGTTTTGTTTTACCTGTGCCCAGACGCCAAATGGGTAACCTATGGTGATACCTACGCAGATATTGATTGGCAGGATGAAACCATTCCCAAACCTACCGAAGAAGAAGTAGAAGCAGCCCTGGCTCCCGCTTTGGCTGCCAAGAATATGCGGATTTTGCGGGCCAAGCGAGACGAGCTTCTTGCTAAAACCGACTGGTGGGTTCTCCCCGACCGCACTCCTACCCAGGAGCAGCTGGATTACCGCCAAGCCCTGCGCGATCTGCCTGCCAATACCGAAGACCCGGAAAACCCGGTGTGGCCGGTTAAGCCCTAATAAATTTCCCTATAGTTCCCAATGCTTACCATTCTTGGCCTTAAGGTCTCCTATGAGACCCTACTTTTCCTTGGCCTGTTCGTTGCCTCCGAAGTGGTTGGCAACAGCAAACTGAAATCGAATAGCGTTGTCCAAATCATTCTTGCTGGCATCAACGCCCTAAAGCCTCTGCGTAAAGAGGACGACAAACTTCAACAACTCAAGGATACCTTCAAATGAGTATCCGGCTGACTGACGTAGCCAAGTACTACAAAGGTCTGCCCAACCAAATTAAAGCCCTCCAAGCCCTTGAGAAACTCTTGGGTAAGGAGGGCCTTTCTGATTCTCAGGAATGGGTTCAACTGTGGAGGCTGCCTCCCGCTGAACCTCCCAAGCAGCAATTCACTAATACATGGGATGGCATCGAAGCTGCTGCTGCTGCAGCTGGTGCCAAGTTTCCTGAAGTTGTGGCAGCCCAATGGGCACTTGAGTCTGCGTATGGCACCGCCCTGAGCGGTAAGAACAACTTCTTTGGTATCAAAGGTCCAGGCACGGTTAAGACCACCTGGGAAGACTACGGCAACGGTCCAGTGACAATAAAGGCTGCGTTTATGGACTTTGCAACTCCATTTGACTGTGTAAATCATCTGGTTACCCAGTGGTATAAAGATTACAAAGGTTACAAAGGAGTTAATCGTGCAACCAGTCGTGAGGACTGTGCGTTCCTCTTGAAGCGTGAAGGATACGCCACCGATCCCGTCTACGCCCAAAAACTCATCCGCCTAATGGAGCAGAATGATTGAGGGAGTTATCACTGCTGCCATTGCAGC